TCAAGCGGTATCTTGATTGCTTTCATAAGCCTCTATGGACTTGAAGATTCTGTAGGCGATTTGTGGGACGATAGCGTTTCCATATCCTTTGATGGATTCTTTTCTCCATTTAGGAAAGGTGATAGCGTCCAATTCTCTGGGAATCCCATCATCTCCTCCACAAACAGGGGGTTGAGTTGGGAAGTCTTGCCAGCTTCTTGCGCCATCAGGTGATTCAACTCCGATCTGCGTGTAGGTTGCCCCTGTGGTCTCTCCTTGGTTGTCCCTGCGTTGTGACACCTCGCTGTGGGCGTTGGAATCAGATTGCTCTCTGCTACGTCTCTGAGCTTCACTCCCCATCGCTCTCCCTTGGCGTTCTCCCTGTAAAAGCCACTCTCGTTGCCCTTCACGTTCTTGGCTGCGCCTCCCTCCACGTCTGTCGTGCGTGGTGTTGGTAGCATCTGGGTTACTTGTTTGGTTGTTGGCGTGAGCAACAATCCAGAGTCTGTCTCGCTTATGGGGTGCGTTGATACCTGCAGCAGGAAGTATGAACGATTGTACTTCGTAACCTTGTGCTTCCAGGTCAGCTTGCGTCTCCTCGAATACCATCCCATCGTTCCAGCTAACAAGACCACGAACGTTTTCGCCCACGACCCATGTTGGCTTGATTTCATCAATGGCTCGTAGCATGTCTGGAAAAAGGTGTCTCTCGTCATTTTTGCCAAGCCTTTTGCCTGCCACGGAATAAGGTTGGCATGGGAATCCTCCTGTGAGAATGTCGATGGTTCCTCGATGAACAGAGAAGTCTGTCTGTTTAATGTCTCCATAGGTTATTGCCTCTGGAAAATGGTATTTAAGGATTTTTTGGGGAAAGGGCTCTATCTCGCAGTTGAATATATTTGTCCACCCCATCCATTCTGCTGCAAGGTCGAAACCACCGATTCCACTAAATAATGATGCATGATTCATAAGTGTTCAGTGTTCAACTGTCTAGGCTCTGAACGCGTGAACGCTCTTCTAGCCTTCTCCTTGCTTCTTCATTGAAGATACGATGTTGCTCGGTAGCATCCAAATTATCGTCAAGCTCTATGGTGAACTTGTCAATAACAGGACCATAAACTCCTTGCGTCACCTCTATGTAGTGCGTGGTTCGTCCCATATTCTGTCAGCTTTATCTGGGTCACACCTCGACTACTTCATTGTAGACATCATCATGGATGTTTGTATTCCTCTTTAGCACTGGCGCATTGTAATCAAAAGAGAACCTAAATGGTCTTGTAGCAACCAGCTTGCCACCGTCTCTCTTAAAGATAACGTAGTAAATGCTATCTGCCTTTTCTGGGTAGGACACAGTTCCATCATCATTCATGTCGAACCCATGCTCTTCAAGCATCTGCATAATGTGTGAAAAGCCAATCTTAGAATCCTTTGTGAGTGAAATTCTTGCAAGGTCTCGCTTGCTATCAGAAACTAACTTCAGAATAGCATCATATAGGTCATACCAGCGCATTGGGTTTGACTCTTGAGCCTCAAGAATGTCTCCAGTGTGAGTAGTCACAGTAAGAAAGTCATCCTGAAATCTTATCTTGATTTCCATGTCGCCAGACTTAAGTGGCTTGCGTCTAAATTTTTTCTTCTTCTCCATAACTGTTGTCAGGTTTTAAGCTTACTTTTGGCTCACTTTCGTCAGGTTTTAAGCTGACGTATTTAAGGCTCGTAGGTCGTTACGTCATCGTCAACGGTGCTATCACACTCACAGCGGTCCACGCCATCACCACAGCTAGGACAAAAGCCCCACCCAGTGCTACTCGGAGCTGATTCGTCGAGAATGTGGCTTTTGAATGGATTTTCGATTTGGGGATTATCAAGTACTCCGATGAGAGCATAGATATAAGTTGCTGCTTTGTATAGGTCTCCTTGTGGGTCTCCTTTGTACTCATAACGGTTTAGGTATTTGTAAATGTTACCAAGCAGGAAGCCCTCAAACTGTTTTGGGGTGAGAGCATCCTTGAGAATCTCAATGGATTCTTTGCCACGTTTCCTGTAATGTTCTGACATATTAAGCCTCCTGTTCCTCTTCAATGGCATTTACAACATCGATAAGCATGCTTTTTAGGTGACGCATACCATCATTGAAGCCATAGTCGTACTCCTCAAATGACCTGTCCTCTTTAGCGGTATCTATCACCCAGTCATGAATCACGCCATTGATGATGAACTTTACCTCGTCTTTGGTCAGTTTCATTATCACTGGATTGGTTGATGGTTGGTTAAGACCTTTTGAAATCATCACTCTCATCCTCTGCATACACACCTACCTGATAGAACTCCGTAAGTTGCAGGATGGCACGTGCCTTGGCACGCTTCTCTGCCATTGCCACTGGATATGGTGCTTTCGTATTGTATGGGGATGACTCACCAAAGGACTCCGCACTGATGACCTCATCCCCCTTGGTCATAAAGGCGGTGCATTTCACACATGCCTCTTTCTGGGCAAGGTTCACATGTATTACCTCATAGGAAAGGGTAATCCCTGATGCGGAGGCTATCTTCTCAACACCTGTACGTGTGACGATAACGGAGTTATGAACCTTGAAGAAATCCTCTCCAACTAGTCCATATTTATTACTGAGCTCTCTAAGTCGTTCTTTTCTATCCATTTTTCTGGGTCTATGTTATTGAATACTGGTTGCTGCCGAAGGGTAAACTCCTCAAACTCCCTTATAGGCTTCGGATACTCAAATATAAAAAGTTTTGACATAGCATCCAAAATTTCCCAATCACCCTGATTCACATGCCACCTTTTAAGTTCATAGGTTGGATTTTTACGCCAGTCCTTTGGTCGGAAATTATACAACTCAATATCGTTTTTGTCAATACCTGTCTTCTGAGCATATGCCATAGCATAACACATGATCTGGTACTTGTGCTTATCGGTGATGTTTCCTGTTTTGTAATCAACAATAGCAAGTTTCCCATTCATCTTGCATAACAGGTCACAGGTTCCTGCAAGGTTTACACCAAAGTTCTCATCTGCATCATATCTTAGACGAATTTCTGTATAGAGTGGCTCCACATCATAATCATAGGCGAACTGCGCCAAGGATGCAAGATGTTTGGCAAGCCTGTAATTTTTGGGTGGGGCAAGGATGCCACATTGCATGAACTCCTCTGCTAGGTCATGGAACTTGGTCCCATAGGAGGATGTGTCACGAAGTATCTGGTCGGTCTCCTGTTTGGAGTTTTTCTTGTACCAGTCCAGTAGATGTGTTGGGGTCGGTCTCGACCTATCAACAAAGGAGGTCACAGAGGCATACCATACGCCATTGGCGTAATACCATCTGTTCCCTTCCATGTTGAACTGAATCATTTTTGGCATATGTAGATGTCAGATACACCAATATACTAAACATATAGGTTACCAGTCAAGCAAACTCGTAAATTTTTACTGTCCTGTTTATTGGTCACCACGATATGTTCCCTTGTTCGTGCATACTGTCCTACATTACTGCGTATACGTTGCATATCCTTCTCATCCTTGCAGCGAATGATAATCCCCTTAGAGAGGTTCCCATTTTTTACATACCGTTCATAGTCCTTGACGGTGAAATAATCAGAGGGCATGATTACCATAGCCCCTCCTCTTTCATACGTTGAAGACCAACAGTGAAGAAATGGATATCACCAAGTAACTCCTTCATCAGACTAGTAAAGCCCCTGTTGTTTCTTATATATGCCATGAGCTCCATCTCCTCATTGGCAAACTCCTGTTGGTAATTGACCCTTTCCTTTTCGAGGTAGCGTTCAAGAACATACTCCATCATCTCTGTTATCTCTATGATGGTCTCTGTGTAAATCTCAGCATCCTTGCTCATGTGAGAATTTTTAGTTTAGGTTGCGGTTTGATCTTGCGTATCCATGACATTGCAAGGGACTTCCAGTTCTTGACAGGTTTGTCACCCACCTTCCATCCTACGGAATCATAATAGTAGTAGAAGTTCTCCGCCTCTACAATACTCGTACCTTTCTCCTTGAAGAAATTTTTACATGCCTCTAAAGAGGTAGGTTCATTCTGACCCCCTATAGTGGGAGATACTAGTATATTATCTTCTTGTATTATACCACTTGTATTATTGGGGTCCACTTTGAACCCACCCCCTGGTTCATTTTGACCCCCCCCCTGGGTCACTTTGAACCCCCCTTGGTAAAGATTTTTACACATGGGTGTGGGCACAATTTTCCTATTGGTGTCACCATCATTAAACTCAAGGGCAATTTTTATGTACCCCTGTTCCTCCAATTTTCGGATACCCCTTTTGATGGTGCTGCGACCCATGCCAAGATTTTTGGATAGGGTACTATTCGATGCCCAACAGTGCCCAGATTTTTGGGATAGGGTCATCACCACTGATAGGATAATTTTTTGTGTAGGGTTCAGGTCTGTGCTAGTCAGAACCCCCTCAGGTATTATGGTAAACATGACCCAATGATAGGTTGGTGTGTTGCAAATGTCAACAGTGAAAATATTTTTTTTGTTGCTGTGAAATGTTTTATATTAGTGTTGTGCAAGTGAGGAGACACTAGCACATAACCATAACTAAACATAAAAGGTGATAACATGGGTTACGAAATAACCATTAAGAACAAAGAAACAGAAAAAGAAACAGTAATATCCGAATATGAGTTGATTTCAGCCATTCAGGATAACTTTACCTATAACATTGAACTTGATGATGTTGAACTCAGTGTTTATGGGGGACGTGCAGAGATTGACTCGTTTGAAGCACATCTAGTGGATGAATATGGGGATATTGAAAATGCCACTGAAATAGCCTTGGAGGACTTAACATCATGAGCGAGAAAAGACCAATAATGACAACAAACCATTTCCTGTTAGCATTAGGGAACCTTTACAATAAATATGGTATCCTGCATAGAGATATGATATATCAGGAGGAGTTGTTTGAGTTTCAGGATAGCATGGTTGAACTATTAGAGTATTTCCATAGACATAATGAGGCAATATCTACGGATGCCATGATGCGATTCAATGTTTTTGATTTAGAGGAGGTGGAGTCATGAAAACAGACGTAATAACAGGAAAATCATTCATCATTGATAACCTAACCGCACAGGTTACTAGTGAGGAGGGTTTCCCATCCAAGATTCATGCCATGATAAGTGGTAAGAAGTTTGGCATGGATATCCACATGAACCTCATACTAGAACTTTTTGATTCAGAGTGTTTGGAGGTCGTGGAGTATTATTGCGGTGACGGATATGCCACCTATACCCATGAGTTATTCCCAAACCATAGGTTCATTGCCAATGCATCCTTTGAGCGTGAGGGTCAGGATTGGGTGCTAGAGGAACTAGTTGGTAGCAAACTAGAGGTTGAGGTGATATCATGAATAAAGCCTTTGTCCTACATTACACATGTGATAACAAGGAGCACAAACTATTCTCAAACCTCCCCTCTGTCCTACTGAATAAGGTTAGGGATTGGGAGGAGGATGGGATGTCCACAGAGTTTGACCATCTGGAGGAGATACAGTACAAGCATGTGGGTGAGTTGCTTGAAAAGATTAACACAATACTAGAACAATGAGTAAACTAGAGACGATGCCAATATATAATCATATCACAGATGGGAGCCATGGTTGGTTACAGGTTCCCACTAAACTGCTAAGGGAGTTGGGAATCTTTAACCATATCTCAAGGTATAGTTTCTTTGATATCTTTGGAGACACTGCATTCCTTGAGGAGGACTTTGATGCCAACATGTTCTTAGGTAAGTACCAACAGGTCTATGGTATGAGACCCATGACAAGGGAACTGTATAGGGAACGTATCAGGGACTTGCTTGATACCCTTGAGAGGTTTCCAGATTCAGGGAGTGAAGCCTTGTACATGTATTCAAATTTGTGAGTTGTTTAGTTAGGGTGGAGATTCTTGATTGGGTCTCCACCTTTTTTATGCACGTTCAATTTTTATGTGGGTAGAATTTTTGGGTAGGTCTATGATCCTGCCCTATAATGTACCAAAAAATATAATGCATCAAATAATATAGTGTACCTAAAAATATACTTGATCAAATAATGAAATGAATCTTAAAATGTACTTGATCAAATAGTGAAATGAATCTTAAAATGTACTTAATAAAAAAATATATATTATCGTGATCTGGGCGGCGGTCAAATTATTTTGGCGGTTCCTTTGCATTTCGCCTCTGGTTTCGTATCTTTAGATATGCCCGATGAGGGTTCAACTAAACAACACAAAAAATGGATAAAATAATAGATAAAAAAATAGAAACAGAAATACACAAAACAATCAACAACGGTCAACTGATTCGTGTATCTTGCAATGAAGGCGTTTTCTTATGTGACCTATACGATATCGTAGACACTGATGTACGAAAAAATGGACATCAATTTGGCGTTGCAATATATCAAGACCTAGGCGATAAAATAACCTTTGAAGTTGATGTATTGATGTACAAAGATGAGATTGTTTCCATATATAAACAAACAATAAGAAAATCAATAAACTACTAAACATAAAATGGATAATAAAATGAAACTAAACATATCATACTCAAACAATAAAGTAAATAAAATCCTATCCGATTACGTAGATAGGGTTGAACCTGGAAATATAGATAGCGGTAAAGATTGGTATAGAAACGCCTACAAGTGGTGTCGTGAAGTTGCCCACGAAATCGGCGTGAGTACTGAGATGGTTGCTAAAGTGGTTGCTATCTTGAGTCCTTTCAATCTCTGGGATAATAATAAAAATGATGCATACAAATTATTGTTTGCACTTAAATATGAAAGGGAAACTGTGGGTTTACTTACATTTACTACTTTCCGTAACAATGTACAAAAAGCTATAGATTTATATGATGGTAAGATTGATTTTGAGTTAACAGATACCAACATGAAAACATATAGCTTCTATCAAAATCTTATCCTTAACAAAAACTATATTACAATAGATAGATGGATGATGAGAATCATAGATTTTGAAAAGTACTTTGGTAAGACGTTAACACAGAAAAGGTACAAACAATTTGCGGAATCTATCATGTATGTCGCCATGCAAAGAGGCTTGAAAGGATACGAGCTCCAGGCTATACTCTGGGAGCAAATTAGAAATGAAAATTAAAATGGATAATAAAATGAAAACTTATAATATATATGAAGTAGAAATAAACCTACACCCTAAACATGTAGATGAAATGCAACACAATAGTAGACATGCAACATACGATATCATGGCTGATTGGATAGAGGATGCATTGTACAAAATCTTGGAAAATAGCCCATACGATACATGTACGCTAAACTCTATTGTCGATGAAAAAGGAGTAGGTGAAATGGTGGAACTTAAGATGTACAGAGACGTGGACCGCAGCTCAAATTTCTGTCATGTTTTTACAGTGGATGAAATCATGCACGACCTTGAAACTATAACTAGATTCATGGGTTAATTTTCCAGTGTACGTTACGATGATGCCTCCTGTGTATGCTATCATGCATAGGGGGTACCATCTTAAAATGTACGCTAGTATATTTGTAGTACTACGAGAATGTCTTTCCCATAAAATTTACAGTTTTTTGTATAGTTCGGTTGATTCATTTGTAGAGATTTTGTATAATCGCCCTAGGATGGAACACAATACACATACATGAACAAGCGGAACATCGAGCCTATACGCTCAAGAGAGGATTTCGACAACACTGTCAAGTTTATTGTCGAGAGATTATATACAACACCAAGCATGGTTGACAAGCTGCCTAAGTATTTGATGCGCAGGATAGATATGGCGGTTGAGTGGGCGAGCAAGCATGGGTGGAAATGAAGCAATTTACCAATCGTCAGAAGGTAGAGGTCTTAGACGAGGTTAAAAGCACAGGAAACCTGTCAAAGGTTGCCGAGAAATTTGACATCACTAGGGCAACGATATACAACTGGCAGAAGAGCGAGGAGGAGCTTCGTCAATCCTTAGCCCAAGACACGGCACTTCGTTCAATTAAGGACTCCATTCCTTTAGAGGCTGATATTCTCAAGGATGTAGAGACCTATGCAGAGCTATTGAACCAGAAGGGCGCTCTGGAGACGAGGAAGCAGATGATGAGTGCTCAGGTTGAGATGATTCTGTGGCGTGTCATTAAATTGATTGAAACCCACCCAGACTTAGATGCTATCCATCCAAAGGATTTAAGCAAGGTCATGGGGGATTTGCATAATGTCCGCAAGGAGCTCTCTAATGAGCCAACGATTATTATCGAGTACAGGAACCAGTGGATGGAGAGGGTTTTGAGCGTGTTACAGGATTTCTTAGGCAATGATGAGCTAAGGCAGTTTGTGCAAAAAATGGAGGCGGTGGAAGCCGATTTTGAGGTCTTATGAAGGATAGGAAAAGAGATTACTTTAACGGCAAGGAGGATGAGGCGCTTTTCAGGAGGCTTACAGGTGCCACTGAGGCTGACAGCAAGGAAGAGAGCAGGCACATCGACTGTTACTGGAAGGGTTTTAGTGTGGATGTTAAGGGTGCAAAGCAATCCCATAAGGATGGCTACGCCTTAGTAGAGATGAAGAATGTGTCTGGCAAGGATGGCTGGGCAGTTAGCGGTCCAGACTTAATAGCCTTTATGTTTCCTGGCAAGTTTGTGGTTGTGAAGAGGGAGGATTTGTACAAGATGACTCAGAAGAAGATTCTTGAGCACTCTAGTGACATGCATGTAATAAGGGCGAACGGAACACCACCAGAAAATGGCTTGTACAAGATGTGCGGAAGACCGAGCAGAAAGGATGTGTTTACGTATGTCAAACTTGAAGATTTATACAGCCTCACCAATGTCGAAGTCGAAATCAACTAACTGGCAGGATGCCTTAGTAAACATTGTTGGACATGAGCCACCTAAAGACAGCTTTGAGCTTCGCACTAGTTTTATTGAATCCGTGCTTCTGGATAAGGACGGTCAACCTATCGCGCAAGCTGACATCCATAATGAAATCCAACGGACTATTTTTGGATGGGAAAAACAGGGGTATCGCAGGGGGGTCATTAAGGCTCCGTACAACACAGGTAAATCTCAGCAGCTCCCTATTGGATTGGCGGTGTATCTTGCCACCAGGAAGCCAGAATTAGAGCAACTCCTTATATCGAGTGATAATGCCCTAGCCAAGAAAAGGATTCTTGCGATCAGGGCAATGGTGGAGTCACAGGAATATCGGTATTGGTGTAAACAGAACAACTTTTTACCCTTACAGTATGCTACGAGGGATACAGGCTCTACTGAGTTCATATTATTCAAAAGTCGCAACCGTACTGGTAACCCATCTTTTGAAGCGCATGGGGTACTCAGAGGCGGTACAGGACAGAGAGCTAGCTATGTCTGGCTCGACGATATCTGCTCTGACAAAGATAGGCAGAGTAAGGCGCATAGGGACGATGTATTTGAGCGTACAAGTAATGTATGGATTAAAAGGGTTCACGACCAAGGGTTCGTATATGGAATCTGCACGCCTTACCATCCTCAGGATGCCAACTCGAGGCTTGCCAAGTCTGGAACCTTTTGTGTCCTTGAAATTGCTGTAAATGATGATA